TGTCGTCACGTCGCCGCGTGTCTGAAAAGGTGGTGCGCAAGTACATCTTGAGTGGATCGAAGGTGCTGGAGGACTGCGGAGAGATCCCGGGCGGAGTCATCCCCATCATTCCGGTCTACGGCAAGCAGTTGTTCCTGAACGGTGTTGAGCACTGCATCGGCCACGTCCGCAACGCCAAAGACCCGCAGCGATTGGCAAACATGCAGCGGTCGAAGCTGGCGGAAATCTCTGCGTTCTCCAGCGTTGAAAAGCCGATTTTCAGTGCTGAACAGGTCATGGTCCACCAGCAGTTGTGGGCTGATGATGATGTCGAGGACTACCGATTCCTTCTGGCTGAACCGCTGCGCAACCCTGACGGGACAATCGCGCACATCGGGCCATTGGGCTACACGAAGCCGCCGATGGTGCCGCCTGCGCTGGCTGCGTTGATGCAGGTCACGGAACAGGATCTGAACGACGTTCTAGGCAATCAGCAGAACGGCGAGAAGATCGTGTCAAACATCTCTGGCAAGGCTGTGGAGCTGGTTCAGGACAAGCTGGACATGCAAGCGTTCATCTACGTCAGCAATGCGTCCAAGGCTGAAAAGCGCAGTGCTGAGGTTTGGCTTGCGATGGCAAAGGTGCTGTACTCTGTCAAGGGACGCAAGATGCGCGGCATGGACAAGGCAGGCCAGCCGCAGGTGTTGGAGATGCAGCAACCAAACATGAAGAATGGCGCTCAGACGGTAGAGAACGACTTGAGCAAGGCCAAGTTCAATGTGGTTGCTGTGCCTGGCCCATCGTCGTCTACCCGCCGCAAGGGCATGGTTCAAAGCCTGGTGAGCGCCATCATGGCAACGCAAGACCCACAGACTCGCACGGTGCTGGAGTCGCTGATGCTCATGAACATGGAAGGCGAAGGCATGACAGACGTGAATGCGTGGTCACGTCAGCGACTCGTTGCAATGGGCGCAATCAAGCCGACCGACGAAGAGAAGAAGCAAATGGAGGCAGCCAAGGCGAGCCAGAAGCCAGACGCCAATCAGCAGTACCTTGAGGCGGCCGCACAAGAAGCTGCGGCTAAGGCTGTGAAGGCTGCGGCTGACACTGATCTGACCAAGGCCAAGACGCTGGAAACGCTGTCCAACATCGACCAAAGTCAGAACGAGCAAGCCTTGCAAATTCTTGACAGAATCACGACGGAACAGCCAAATGTGAATGTCGTGTCAATGAGCCCGCCACAAGGAATGTGAGATGTCCGACCTCCTGAACTTCTTGAAAGACCCCGAAGCCCGGCGCCTGATGGTTCAGGACTTGCTTGATTCCGCAAACCGTGGGCTTGTGGCGAACACGCTAGGTGCTCCGGTTGATGCGGCCCTGAACGTGGCAAACCTTGGCGTTGCCGGTGCTGGCTATCTGGGCCACAAGACAGGCTTGCTGCGTGAGCCTTTGCCACTGATTGACCCGCAAGAGGCGTTTGGTTCATCCGAGTGGATCGGGCAACAAATGCAGCAGCGCGGAATTGTGAGCCCGAACCGCAATGAGATTGCTGAGATGGGGATGGCGATGCTGTCGCCGGTTGCTGCGCGTGGTGCGGGTGCTGTTGGGCGCGGCGTGGCTCGCGCTGATCTTGCTGCCGCTGAGAACGCCGCAAAGGCTGGGCGTGCGGGGCCTATTTCGGTTCAAAGGGGCGCGGTTAAGGTGTCAAACAATAAAACGCCTTCTTTGTATCACGGCACAGAGGCTGAATTTGAAGGGCCCCCATCAACAAAATATGGAGGAGCTTACTATGCGGAAGACCCTGTTGTTGCTGAAATGTATGCCGGGGTTCAAGGCTCTGTAAAAAAGGCAAATCTTTCATCAAAAGCAAAGGTGTTTGATGCAACAAAGCCTGGATCTGAAAAGATTTTGAAGAAAATTGAGGATGAATATGACAACGCCACTGATTACAAAGACCCGGATGATGGTTCTTACATGCCTCTGGCGGATTGGGTAAAAACAGGATACTTGTTCAAGTTGGGCCGCAAAGCGCAGGATGAGGTCATGGAGTCAATCAGAGCTGAAGGGTTTGATGCTGTACGGTACAAAGACGCCAGCCCGATGACTGGTGATTCTGTGTCATGGGTTGTATTCGACCAATCAAAAATAATGCAATCCAAAAAATAATTCTTAGTTATATACCAATCAATACCGCGCACGCGGAGTAACGGGAACCGGCCCCCGAATTGGCCGAGCATGGAAAGCGTATGAGCGAGATTGACACCCAAGAAGGCGAAGTGATCGACGACCAATCGGCGCCGATGTTTCCGGAAGATCAGGACGTTGATCCTGATAGCCCTGATGGCGAGCTGGCCCCGGAAGGCGCCGCGCCCGAAGGTGAGCCCGAGGGCGTCGAATTGACCATTGCGGGCTTTGAAGAAGAAGCCGAACCGCAAGAGGAAGCCACCGCGCCGAACTGGGTGAAGGAGCTTCGACAGCGCAACCGAGAGATGCAGCGCGAGTTGAAGGAGCTGAAGAAAGAGCGCGAAGTCCAGACCAAGCAGGTCGAGTCCGTCGTGGTTGGTGAGGAGCCTACTTTCGAGGGCTGCGGCTTTGATGACGAGAAGTTCACCCGCGATTACAAGGCGTGGGTTTCTCGCAAGTCCGCATTCGATCAGCAGGAGCAGGCCAAGAAGGCGCAGCAAGAGGCCGAACAGAAGGCTTGGACCGACCGGCTGACGCAGTACGACACGCAGAAGAAGGCGATTCCTGTCGATGACTTTGAAGAAGCAGAAGCCACCGTTCAGGAAGCCCTGAGCCAGACGCAAATCGGCATCATGGTCAAGGGTGCCAAGCGTCCGGCTGAACTGGTCTATGCCCTGTACAAGAGCCCGAAGGCGCTTCAAGCACTTTCGGCCATGAAAGACCCTGTCGAGTTCGCTGTGGCGATTGGAGAGATGATGGCAAACGTGAAGCAACAACCGAAGAAGTCAATCCCGGCACCTGAGCGTGTCGTTCGCGGCGGTGCTGGTGGGCGCTCGCCTGCGATGACATCCACAAATCTGGAGAAGCTGCGGGAAGAAGCCAACAAGACCGGCGACTACTCCAAGTATCTGGAGGCCAAGCGCAAGGCTGGTTGAAAGAAAACGGCGGTGTGGTAACATCCCGCCAAAGATTCGCGCACTTCACGCGCAGCGTTGACTGCCAGCCATCCGGGCGTAACGGATGAGTGAACCGGGATTCGTCCCTTTTTATTCATCCGTTCATTCCAAAGGAGCCCAACATGGCTAACCAGTTGACCAAAGACCTCGAAATCATGTTCGAGGAATACGTGGAGGGTTACGACTCCGCCTGCATCATCTCCAACGAGGCAGAGAAGTCGTTCCCCGATCCTCAGTCCATGCAGCGCGCTGGCGACACGTTCTACAAGCCCATGGACTACATGGCGACCGTGACCACCGGCCTGGACATCTCCGGCGCAACCCCCACCGATCTGGTGCAGCGTCAAGTCCCCACGGTCTACCGCTCGCCCGACAACGTCCTGTTCTCGCTGGACGCCAAGGAGCTGCGCGACCCTGTGCACAAGACCCGCATGGGCAAGGCTGCTGCCACTCGTTTGGCCGCTGAGATCGACAAGAACCTGTACGCCGCCGCCGCCGCCCGTGCTTCGATCTTCGTGAAGAAGGTCGGCGCCATTGCATGGGATGACGCTGCAACCGCTGAGGCCCTGATGCTGTCGCGTGGCATCGGCACTGGCTCGGAACGCAAGATGTTCCTGAACCCGTTCGATCACAAGGACGTGGCCAAGGATCTGGGCAACCGCGCTTACATGGGCGACATCAACAAGTCGGCCTACGAGCGCTCCAAGGTACCTGACATCGCCGGTTTCTCGACATTCCGCACCGACAACGTGGCAAACATCACCGTGACCGGCACTGTGTCCGGCACCACCGTGAGCGGCAACCAGTCGCACACTGTCACGGCCATGACCGGCGATGTCCCCACCGACAACCGTCAAATGGTGCTGAACGTGGCTGGCGCCAACATCGCCAACATCA